CTGGGTTTAGTATTAGACATTCAGCCTCTTGGGAAGAGAGAGTATTAGAAGCTAGATTGAAATTTGATGAAGCAATGAACATTAATAAGGATTTCAATCAAGCAGCTAACAAGATCGCTCTTATCAATATGGGTGATGATGAGTTCAAATCTTTTGCTCTTAAGATCTTACCTGACTTGAAACCTAACAAGTATGCTCCTGAAGGTAGATCCTTCGAGAACAAAAGAGAAACTTTGCTTACGTTATTCAAGAACGGACAAGGTAATATTGGTCAGACTCGTTGGGATGCATTCAATGCTGTGACTGAATACTTCGATCATTACGAAGGTGCAACAAGGATTCATAATGCTGTAGAAAGAGGAGATAGTATTCGTAAGTCTATGGAACGCCGTTTTATGAATAGCTTGTCTGGTGGTCAAACTAATAACATAAAGCACAAAGCTCTTAACTTGTTAGTTAATTGAATCTTAATTGATTTATAGTCTCCTCCTCTTAAATACTAGAGGAGGATTTTTTATGGCAAGTGCAAGAAATGGAAAGATTCAATTAGTAGAAAATAAAGAACGTAAATTTGGAGCAGCAGAAGAGTATTTTGCGGTATGGGTTGAAAATACTAAAGGTAAAGAGTATCCTTTGCTCTTTACTGCTCGCGAACTTAGAGTAGCAATCGATAGAGCAGAAAAGAACCCGGAGGATATTCCTGTCAAAGGCTTCTTTACTGATTTGTTTGATTGATATGTATACTTATCACGCAGAGGTTCTTAGAGTTGTAGATGGAGATACTGTAGATGTTCTTATTGACGTGGGCTTCTCTACGTTTAGAAAAGAACGAGTACGTCTATACGGTATTAACACTCCAGAGACACGCACAAGAGATCTAGAAGAGAAAGCTAGAGGCATAGCCGCGAAAAATTATCTACAAAAAAGAATTGACGATTATAAAGGAAGTATTATAATCAGAACTGAATTAGATAATAAAGGTAAATTTGGTAGAATATTAGGAGAGCTTTTTTCTCCGGATAGTAAAATTAATCTAAACAAAGAACTATTACAAGAAGGATTCGCGGAAGAATACTTCGGTGGCTCTAGAAAAAAATAGTTGCAATAAACTAGATTTACTATATAAATAATAGTGTATGTCTAATTATTTTAATACACTAACAAGGCCAGTTCGAAGAGCTGGGTTACCAACAGATATCTTTTCATCTTTATTTGATGATCAATTTCTAACACAAATCGGATCAAAGTTTACAGATGATAATATCAGATTTAATGAAAGTGAAAAACAATTTCGTGCAGAGATTGATCTACCAGGGGTAAGGAAAGAAAACCTAGAAGTAACTTCTGAGGGAGATCAGTTTTATATTTCTGCGTCGCGTAGCGTGACAAAGAACGGTGGATCAAAGGACGAAACATATACTCGATCCTTTAAGGTTAATCCTACATTGTACGATTTGGATACCTTAGGTTGTACCTTGCAAGATGGAATGCTCGTCATTACTCTGTCTCGTAAAGTAAAACCTAAAAAAGAAATTAAGGTAGTCCAAGTACAATAACCACCTAAAAAAAAAGTTCGAACTACATTAAGTAGTTGCTTTCTCCGTAAATGCTGAGGTGTTTACGGAGTTTTTTATCTTTAGAGACTAAATATTATTGCATAGTTTGCAGAAGATATCTAATATATGAGCTTTATAACAGAAATAAACAATATTTATTCAGACGAGATAGTGAACGAAGATTGGAAAAGTAAGTTAGCTACAGGTTTAGCTATCGGAGCTACTGCCCTAGGTGGTGTAGGCAAACAAACTGCACAAGCAGCCCCTAAACCAGCAGTATCTCAATCAAGTTATAACTTCTGGTCTAATACACCTGAGATGATTGAGCGTCATGAAGGAAGACATAATAAAGTATATAAGGATTCTTTAGGTATACCCACTATTGGTATCGGTTATAATCTAAGGAACAGTACTGCAAAGAAAGATCTATCTCAGGTAGGAGCTAATCTTAACGACGTTCTCCGTGGTAAAGAACTAACTAATAAACAAGTTAATGAACTGTTTAAAATGTCATTAGATCAGTCTCTCAAAGACGCTAAGACATATTATCCGAGCTTTAATGAACTACCTGATACTGCAAAGGGTATATTAGTTGATATGTCGTTCAACCTAGGTTTAAACCGTCTCAGTAAATTCAAAGATTTGAAGAGAGCTTTAGATGCTAGGAATTATGATAAGGCCGCTGACGCTATGGTTGATAGTAAGTGGTATAGGCAGGTAAAGTCTCGAGGGGTTAGACTAGTTAATATGATGAGAGGTCTATCTAGATAATTCTCTTGCAATCTTAAAATTATTACCTACCATATATCTATGGGATTACTATCCTCTACTATTACTAAGTTAAATAGTCGTAAAATTGATTTCGCTATTAAACATACTGGTCTGACATACTTTCAAACGCATGATCTTTGTTACTTCATAAATATTCATGGAGAGAGAGTCGGTGGTATTTTTCCTTCGTCTTTTATTGATATATTAGGCATCAAAGAATGGATTCATCTAGCTGAAGAAACAATCGATAAAACTAAAAATGACGTTAAAAAGAATAAATAAAGCAATACAGAAGTATGAGCTAGAGATAATTAAAGGCGCTGGTTATCATTATTTCTTAGACCTCAAAACGAGAGACCAAATAGGGGATCATGTCTATGTTATGTATCTTAAAGACCTATCTATTAAAGAATGGATAGAAGAAGCAAGAGATGCGAGAAGAGAATTTAATGAGATGTATCATGAATATGTCTTAGAATCTGAAGAAAACTATATTTAATTTATCTTGATTTGTTTTTAGTTACTCATATAATCAAAGAGAACTTAAACATTAACTTAAAGAGAAAGATATACCAAAAGTGCAAACGTTCCTTCCATATACTAACTTCAAGAAATCTGCTGAATCGTTAGATATGAAACGACTAGGCAAGCAACGCGTAGAGTGTCTCCAGCTTCTCAACAGTATCAAAGCTGATAAAGAAGGAAAAGAATATAAAGGCTGGAAAAACCACCCTTGTAGAGATATGTGGTACCTACCAGGAAAGCATGATTATTCTAATGCATTAGTAGATTATGGTATTGCAGTATGTGAAGCGTGGCGGGAACGCGGTTACAAAGATACTTGTCTAGAGAAGATTAGTTCCCATTACCAATCTGCAGGACCTGATAAATTACCTAATTGGTTAGGTAGAGAAGATATACATGAATCTCATCGCTCTATGCTTATTAAAAAGAAACCAGATTTTTATAAGGAGAAGTTTGACAACACTCAAGAAGACCTTGAGTATGTTTGGCCCACAAGAGATGAACAATCAGCTTAAAAGTAAATTAGACTTAGCGCGAGATATAATTCAAGGAAAGCAAGAAGAGCAATATAGGATTTTTGATAAAATTATAAGTGATTTTAATATATCTACCGATCCTGATATAGATGTTCTCGTAGATTATTGCTTTAATAATACTGAGTGGAATGACGATCTAGATAAAATTATAAAATGACTGAACTAGAACTTAAAGAATATGTTGAAGACATTTCTGAAAATAATACTTGTCATAGACCTGATATTAGTGCTCATGGGCCTTGTGATAAATGTCCCTTCACCAAGTATTGCTTATGTCGCCTTAATACTTATTTTAATCCTCATCGTAGAAAAAAAAGAAAAATAAAATATGGAAGCGAATAAAATATATGATACATGCGTTGTATGTGAAAAAGAAACTGAAGAAGAAATTAATAAACATATCGATTTAAGATATTATTATGTAGAGGGAGCAGGACAACATTGCAGAGATTGCTTTCAAGAAATATATGAATGATTAAATATTTACATGAAGTCTACGAAGTTTAAAAACTTTGATAAAGCAGAGTATGTAATAAAACTTCGTAAACCCCGGAAAGAGTTAGTCGCGGAAGGTATTTGTGACTATCCTGAGCAAGACAGACTCAATAGAATATTTGTTAATCCTCATCAAGATGATAAGAAAGTATTAGAGACAGTTATTCATGAGTTAATTCATGCTTATATATGGGACTTATCTGAAACCAAAGTAACTAGACTAGCTAGATCTATAGTACGAATTCTATCTAGTCTGGATATAGAGATTAAAATCAAAGGCCGTTGATCTTTTGTTTAACTTCTGATTCTATTGACTTAACTCTTAATTCATCCACTGTTGAGGTTATCTTATTAAGCTCCTTTTCAATATATTTTAATCTCAAATTCTGTTCTGCATCATCCGGTAATGAACCTAATTGACCGAGCGGCCATTTCGTTCTAAAATCTGAATTCATTCCGACATATTCATTCATTCTCATAACATCCATTTTCAGTTCAGATAGGTGAGTTGTTATAGTAAAATAAGCCCACGCAGCTGTGACAGTAAGCCCTATAATCTGAATTAACCATTTGATATTGATATCAAACTTAGTGTTATTATCGAGTTGCATATTAATATTTATCCTAACATAGCGGATACTTTAAAGAAATGCTTGAGTTATAGCGGCTAGACCTCATAATATTAAGTATGGATAAGATAGATCAACTACTCAAACATGTAACTGATAACTGTGATAGTATTCTAGAAGGCATTAACAGAGAGAAACCACAAGTAAATGCTCATATTAGTGAGGATGATTTTGAGGATGCATTACTTGAGATGATTGAAGAAGGTACTATTGAACTTGTCGATATTAATGGAGAAACTCATTACAAATTAACTGAAAAAGGATTGAAAGAATTCGAGGGAAGATCTTAAATATTCATAGGTGCAACAATTAAGGGATCTAGTTAAGGCGAATGCTAAATTATATAGAGATGCCCTGTCCTTCCCTTATTTAATTCATAAAGAACAAAAATATAAAGAACGCTCTCATTATAAAAAAACTCAATCTAAATCTCTAAGCTCAGATAAAATGATATTATGAAAAAAATGATAACAATACCCTTAACGTTAATTAAACCTTATCTCACAGAAGGTCAGCTAGCTGTTATCACAAGTCAATATAAAAAGACATTAGAAGGAAAAATAGAATCAATTGAGCGCATCGATCGGCCTGGTGATTTCCCAAAGGAAAGCGCTTTAATTTTTCGTAAAAAGTTATATTACGTTAGCTACACTCAGCCACATTTTATTCCTAAAAAGAATGCAGTAAAGGATGTTTCCTGTAATATAAAAATTATCGTTCCACCTATAAATTTTACTGGAGTTCATCATAATATAGAAATAGAACTCTCTCTAGAAAATAGTAAGGTAGAAAATGTATCTGTTAATAGTTTTATAACACCCAGTATCGGTTCTATTAGTAGCAGAAAAGACCAAATATATAGGCACCGGAATAATTATGATGGACCGTTCCTTAAGCTGTTGAAAAAGCTATTGTTTATTCTTAAATCCCTTTTTAAGAAAAAATAACTTATAAGGAATTATTACAAGAGTAATGAAAATCCTATCATTCCTAAGTATATTGATTACGTTCACTAGATGTACTGAATCTAAATATGAAGAGGTAGAAGAGCATAACAAGCATTATCATTTAGATTGGAATCAAACAGTATACACCCCATTAGATCACTCTCATGGGAAATACGGGGAATGGAATCATAATCATGAAGGTGAAATTAATAGAAATGACCGGGTTAATTAGTTGCATTGTTTAGGGCTAGTGGTTATAATATATGAAGTAAGTGAGAGATAAAACAAACAACAAAAGAATTTCATCCTAATCATATCTTATCTCTTATCTAGCTAGAGCGGTACTTGTTGCCGCTCTAGTTTCTTTAAATTTTCAAACAATATGAAGAATATCTTATGAGAAATAAGATAAAGGTTATCAAAAATGAAAGTTGATCAAGGTAAAGATTTATTTAACGACTATCAAATGGGAAACCCTGTAGATGATAGAACACCACAAGCAATATTTATAGGTAGAGATCATCCTGACTTTTGTTATGGGCAAACAGGTCTTTTATTAATCTCTGGAAATGATGAATATGTATTTATTGAAGATAATGTTGAGGATGATATGAGTTGGGTTCTTAATAGTAGAAAATATGTTGTCAATCGTAGAGATGTACAGCGAACAGAAGATCTTCATTATGCGTATGTAGATTATGACCCTGAAGCAGTATCAAGTAAATGCTAAAAAATATTCCTTATATCATTCTTAGTTGGGAAATTATGTTAGTTGTCTATTACACATTTTTAATCTTATTAAGTAAACTCTTTTAATAAATAATTATAACATGGCCAATTTTAATGAACTAATCAAATACTACCGGAATCAGGTAACTAATCAAGACCCTGAGGATTACGAAGAATCAGCAACACATGCTGCTGAATTAATTGAAGGTATGGCATCTAGATATGCTGAACAAGTAGATGCAGATATGACTATGTCTGTTGTCCTGCAGGCAGTTGCTCATTATCTTGATGTACAAGATGATAAATTTGAAAAACGCAAAGACCGGAACGCTAGTATTGCCCAAGATGCTCAGGCAGCTCAAGGTAACAACGAGGGAGTAGAAGAAGAGGAAAAAGGGTCCATTTCATCTCTATCTGAAGGATACAAACAAGAAATCGTTGATGGTCTCAAAAGAATTCTACGTTAAGTAATAAATATTTTAACAAAATAAATATAAATATGAACGAATTTGAAAAACTATACGAGCAAGTTGTTAATAAAACCAGATCACGGCTCCGTGAAGCAGATCTCTCCTTCCCTATTGGTAGTGTTGTACAGATTGCCGGTCAGGATGACTTTGACGAAGGTTTAGTTGTTGGTGTTAATGGTGATGATATTGATGTTATTGCAATGGGGGATGGATTCACAGTTAATAGGAGTGACATCGCTAGTAGATTAATTAAAATCAATAGTGTTGTACATGTTACTGGTCAGGACTTTGATGAAGCTTTAGTTATTGCTGTTGATGGTGATGACATTGATGTTATCGAGTTAGGAGATGGTTACACAGTTGATAGGAATGATTTAAATACGTATCCTCCTAGCCAGACGCGCCCACGGGAACGTCCAGAGGGAATTAAAAAGGAGAATATCAATGACGACTTAAGATCATTGCAAGCGCAGCATGATAATCCAGATGTCGAATTCGCTAAAAAGAACTATGGCAGTGTAGAAGCGTATCAAGATATGCTGAAAAAGAAGATACGTAAACTAGAGGCTGAAATAAGTAAACGTCGTTATGACCTTCAGCGCGACCGGGAGCAATACGGTGGTTTCGGCACGTATCATTAATCATTAATAAAAACATAAATATAAATGAAAGACTAGTTTGTCATGACCTGGTCTTTTTTTATGGACTTATTCCGGGTACCTCTTATAGTAGTATGGGGATGATATAAATACTTTGATAATATGAAATTTAAAGACTTTTATAATCTCAACGAAGCATTCGATAAACCTTATGAATTTGATATCGATAGCAGTAAACGAGCTTTAACCGTTTATAACTTTAACGTTGATGATGTGGATGATCCATATAGTATAAAAGCTGTATTCAACACAGAAGATACATTAGATGAATTCATACAACAAAAGAGAGATAGTGATGGTCGCTCATTACAAGACCAACAGCAAGCTGTTCAATCTGCAGACCAAGACATAGCATCGAAGTATCCAAACGCCTCAAAACTAGCTAGTGTAAATGTTGCTGAATATGTATTCTCTGATAAGGGTACTGGGAATGTAAGCAAAACCGGTAAAGGAGGACATAGTGCTACTCGTGTCTTTGGTACAATTATACATATTCTTAAACACTATATCAGCGCTGAAGACCCTAAAGTCATACTCTTCACTGGTTCTAAATCTGAGAATAGAGGCCCTATCTATTCTAAATTAACATTTAGATTATTAAAATCCACTCCTATGTCTGGCTATAGTTATTACGTAGATGATAGTGATCGTAGTAATACTAGGTTCTGGATCTATAAGAAAGAAGATGTACCATATCTAGGAGATAAAGAATTCCATCAACTCTTAATTAATCAATGGCAACAGCAAAACCCCGGACTGGATAATGTATACGAAAACGATATGAGCTGATCTTTATCATGGACTTATTCCGGGTACCTCTTATAATATTATCAATATATGAATAATTATTCTAAGCAAGTTATGGGAGCGGTTTATGAAGTCTTATTTGACTTTGCTATATCATTAGCATTAGCCGTAGCGTTCTATTTTATTTTATTAATAGGAGGAGCTTCACAACCATTAGGAGCAGCTATCGGTCTGAGTGCATGGGTGTTTTGTATCTTTTCTTTTGTACATTGTATGATGACTGATGGTGCTGCAATTATGATCGTTACCCTGTTGTTAGGTTCTATAGGTATCGTGGTTGGTTTGTTGTATTTGATCTTTAACTCATTGTTACGATTCCTTGTTTAATATGAGATATATTAGCTTTGAAGAAATTAGACTACTCAGTGATAAACTCTGTGAGCAAATCCGAAATAGAGATCTAGATAAGTTTGATTGTGTTATCGGTATAGCTAAAGGTGGTGTCATTCCTGCAACACTTGTAGCGTATAACCTTGAAGTAGAAACGTTTAAAACTATTCAGATCAAATCCTACACAGAAGATAATACTAGATCTAATACTACATTCAGTTCAGGTACCCTCTCTTTGTTCGATGAGTTGAGTAAGTATAATAATATCTTACTAGTAGATGATCTAGCTGACTCTGGCAAGACCTTACAAGCATTCGAAGACATATATAAGTACCTACGAAATATTACAAATGTTCCTAAGATCACTACAGCTTGTCTCTATTGTAAGAAGAACTCAGAGTTCAGACCAGATCACTATTCAGAACTTATAACATCGGATGATTGGTTGGTGTTTCCTTGGGAGATCCATACATTACCTTTAGATCATAAATAATAATTGATGAAACTATTCTTTGACCTATTATCTCCCTTAATATTCCTGGGTCTCTCCTTGTTTCTTACCTTAATACTACTCTTGGCTATGATTATCTGCTAAAATAAAGGAGCCGAAAGATTCTTTTCTTGCTAATTCGTCCGGAAACTCCTATAATTGAGTTATCAATTAAGAGAGATATGAACTTAGACTTCAAACAAACCAACCTAGTAAAGGTATCAGATATAGAGGTACCTGAGAGATTCTATAACAGAATCATGACCGGAATCAAAACTGTAGATGAATTCTTACATGAAGGCTTCTTACCTGGCTCTACTATGACCCTCACGGCTGGTGCTGGAACTGGTAAAACTACATTCATGGTACAATTGTTAGAAGGTCTATCTAAGAATAATTATAACGTTGCTTACTGCTCAGGCGAAGAGAATATATATCAGTTAGCTATGAATTGTAAGAGAATCGGTTGCGCATCTCTTAAAATAGCCAATAAAACAGATGTAGATGAAATTGCTAAGTTAACTAAAGAATGCGATTATATCGTAGTTGATAGCTTCCAAGCTCTAACTACTAAGACTAAAATGAATAGCTTGGAGAAAGAAAAATACGCTCTTACTACTCTGGTTAAAGCCGCTCAGAAGAACGAATGCTGCATTTGCTTTATTATGCACTTAACTAAAGCAGGTAAATTAAAAGGCACTACACTCGTTCCTCATACCGTAGATGCTAATCTTAATATGCTGATCAATGGAGATGATGATACTGTAAGAGATATATTCTTTAGTAAAAATAGATTCGGACCTGCTAATACTATGAACCTGGCGTTCGGTAGTAAAGGATTCGATATGTCTAGTAGAGTGGTTACTGATAAATCTAATAAGTACGTAAGCAGAAAGAATAAGAAAGAAGACGTTAAGACGTTTGTAGCTAAACAATTAGACGTACCTTCTATCAATACTCTTAAAGCTAAATTCAATATCAGCTCTACTTACGCTAGCACTGCTCTTAGAGAATTAGCTAAGAAAGGCATCGTTAGAAAGATCGGACGTGGCGATTCTGCTAAGTGGATCAAAGTTAATAATACTATAAACGAAAATAATTAATATGACTAGACAAGATACTTATAATATGTCTAATGATACTCTTTGTGCTGAAGCCTATAAATTAGCTCATGAAGATCCTAATAATCCAAACCTCGCTCTTCTTGTAGATGAACTTATTGTGAGAGTCCGTGTATACATACCTAAATCTAAGAAAGATTGAGCATGTTAGATGATAATAGATTTACCATACTTAGAGTCTCTGGTGAAATCATACTCACTCTGATGACCGTTTACGTTATTAAACTATTGATATCTTAAGTAAAATTGTTCTTGCTTTATATTTAGAAGATTCTATAATCATTATATGAATATCAATGACGATACCATTAAAACATTTGTTTCAATAATTGAAACAGCTCTTAGAAATACATATGCTACTGATACAAAACCACAATCTATATCCTCTACTAAAATAAATAAGCCTCGTAAGAAAGAGATTAAATCATTTGATCCTAACGAATGGAATTGGCTGATAGAAGGTACACGCAAGAAATCTGAGAAATTAGATAAAGTACCTAAAGGACATAAAGTAGAGTATCTACTAGAGAAATGTAAAAAGAATAAAAATATTACTGAAGAGCAATACGAAAACATGTATAAAGCTTTTTGTAATGTAATTAACAGATCTATACGCAAAGTTAATAAAACCGGGAATACCAACGATGTGAGAGCTTTTAGAAGGTATGCCGAAGATATGAGCAGAGGTTTTTCATATCTTATGGCTCCGAGTCAGTATAGCACTGATAATAGACCTAGACTCAATATCAAAAATTGCATCAGCGTTTCAAAATTGCTCAAAAAAGGACATACTATTAATAAAAACCATAAAGGATGGTCGTAAAAACATATAGTTTTATCTGAAAAAGATAAGTAAATCAGTCATCTTTAGTAACTATATACATATCAATAGATAAGATCTAAACCATTGAGAACAAAGAGGATAAGTATACCTGCACTTTACTTTACATATAGGAATACTTAGAATAGAGAGAAATACCAGGAAATAGCGAGTATAGACCGAAAGTTCCCTATAAGTATTTAATCAAATTATATGAACTTTCCCCGAAAAAACCAGAGAAATCTGAAAAAAGTTTCCAGTTGCTATCTCGGGGATAGTATCTATAATGATATTAGTTGAGTTCGTCTGACAGATTCGGCGAGTTCGTCTCAGATATCGCGCGCGTATACGTGATATATCCGAGAGAGAAAGTAGTTGCCAAGGTCAGGAAGTCAGCTATAATAGTAGAGTACATTATGACACAGAAGAACACACAAACA